TTCGAGATTAATTCATCGGCCACGGCGTCTTCTTCCGTTGTTGTAAAAGTAAGCGCAATATACGCATAGGTGTAATCATGGTTCAGTTAGGAATATATTACTTTGATCAAGACACTGGGTTCCCGGCAGTTGTAATTAAATCTCTGGGACAGGGGCGTGTGCTTGTGAGGGTTTGGACGGATTCAGACGACATTACGGCTGCAGCAGAGGTGGGATCATCTCCAGGTGCTCAAACGTTTGTTCCATCACCTTAAGCGCTTATCATGGACCCTTCAATAACATCTAATCTTCTAGATTTTGGTGCCCTTGGCCTGTTTGCGGCCTATCTAATCTACTCGAATGTAAAAACACAGAAGAGGCTTGATGAGATGGTGTCCCAGTTTCTCTCTACCACAGAGACTCAAGAGAAGGCCCATGCGGCAGCCGAGGATCTTATCAGAACAAGGTATGACGCAATTATTGCGAGACATGAGTCTCAGCGGCAGTCTGTCTATAATGACGTCGTAAAGAAGTTGGACGATCACACTAGGACTCTCATATCGATAGAGTCTTTATTGTCTGCTAGAAGCCAGGTTGACCCAATGGCCACTAGGCCGGATTTCTAATATGGTAAAGCTTCCAAAGTATGTCCAGAAAGCTCTTAGGGATGGGCTAGAATTGCATAGGGCTGGTCTATCAGGTGATGGACTTGTTCCTAAGACTGTCAGTGACGCAGAGTCTGGCGTTCAGGGTGGGGCCTGGCCTGATGAAAAGATTAAAAGGGCGGCAGCCTGGTTCGCCAGGCACAAGAACGATAGAATGATGATGAAGAATCCAGACTCATGGGATAAACCGCCTTCATACTCGCCAGCCTACGTGGCGTGGCTCCTGTGGGGTGACGACGGAAATGGAAAGGGGGAAGAGTTTATGAAAAAGCGATCAATGGAGCTTAAATTGAAAGAGGGTAAGATGCGTATAATGCACGCAATGCTCAAGGATCTACTTGATGTCATCGGCATGATGGACAGTGTAGACATGGATACCCTTAAGAACATTCTGATGGCAACCCACGACAGGTACGCAAGTATTGCCGGTGATGGTGAGCCAGAGTCAGATGCCGACTACGTTGATGTTGAGGATGCAGTAGAAGAGCCTACGGTTTATCAGAGATCAAACCTACCACCTGCAGCCTTCTTTCCTGCGTCATTCTTTGCTGGCGCAGACGGAAACTATGATGATGAGGGAGAGTTTCGAGTATCGAAGTCGAAGCTGCCCCACCACATCAATGACGTCGAGGATCCATATGGCAATGAAAGCGTCGACATACCTCGACTGAGGAACGCTCTTGCAAGGTTTAATCAGGTTGATTGGTCTGACTTCCCAGATGGAACGATGGAGAAAACCAGGGTTCACCTAGAGCGCCATGCAGACGGGATACTTGCATCAAGGGCAAAGGAGTGTGCAACATGTCGAGAAGAAGACCTTAATGCCCTATCTGAAGATATACGGGATTTCAGGGCGGGAAGATTCTCAGATATTATCGGCAGATTAAATGGCTAAACCATTGGCACCATATGTGTTGGATGGTGCGAGCATCTATCCGAGAGAGCGAGAGGTTTTCTCTTCGCTAATAACGGTAATATACTCGGTTGACCCATCTCGACCACAGCCCTCAATAATGAGGCATGTCGAAGACACGTTCAGGCAAATCATGGTTATTGACCGTGGTAAGTGGGTCCGCAGGTCTTCTTTTACGATTGGGGCAAATGGGGATGGTCCATCTGTATTGCCAGCGTCGCAATGAGTATCCGTAGCAGATATAAGCATTTGAAAACATTTACTTTTGTCTCTTTTGCGGCAATGTGAGATATATATACTATGAAGATTGAGATTAAAGAGTCAGCAGGAGCCCGTATCGGGCTAAACGAGGATGTTTCATCGTTTGGCTTGGATTCAGACCTGTATCTTGCCGTCATTGAGGCAGAGTTAGGCCGGGGCGGCGTTGTAAACCTAAACAATAGGGTTTACAGGAATTCTGAATTTGTTCGAGAGAACGCCACTCTTGGCGAACGGGTTAAGGCTCAATTCGTCGAGGGTGAGGCCGGTCATCCTTCCACTGGGCCAACTTTTGACGTCCCGGTTCGGCTTGTCGCCGTTGAGGTTGAAGAGCGAGACAACGAGTCGATGGCCACAGGCAAATTCGCAATTCTTAACACGCAAGTTGGTAGAGACATACTTACACTTCACAAGGCAGAGCTTCCGCTTGGTGTGAGTAGTCGTGGATACGGAGTTGTTGAGGCTCACGTAATCGATGAGGACTCGCCATACGCAAGGGCAAATCCAGGCAGAATCGGTGACACCGTAATGGAAGTCACAGAATTTGATTTGCTCACATACGATCTAGTAAGAGTCCCATCAGCAGGGACACATGTTAAACCCGCGACCCAGTCAAATGAGACACGAGAGGCATTTATTCGCGTTTGCGAATCTGGCCTTCTTGGGATGTCGCATCTTTTGAAGGAGACCAACGTGTCTAAAAAAGAAGAAGTCGTGACACCGGCTGTCCATGACGAGCAGAAAGAGCTCGCGGTTGTCACTGAAGAAAAGGTTGAAGAGACGGCTGAAGAGACGGCTGTTGCCGTTGATGCACCGCTATCTTCGTTGACCGAGGGTCAGCAGGCAGTACTGCTAAAGCTTGCATCTGTCATTGAGGGCGCATCAGAGGCTGAAGAAGTTGACGCAGAGCTTGTTGAGCAAGTTAAGCGAGTAGCTGACCAAGCCGACGTTGACCGTCAGCGGCTAACTGAGGCAGAAGAGGCTAACCGAGCTTTGACTGAAAAGGTTGCAGCACTTGAGGCAGAGCGACGTGAAGAGCAAAAGCAGAACGATATTCGTGAAGCGATTGAGTCTGCACTTGAGGGGAAGCCCAACTCTGACCTAGTCAAGAAAGAGATTGTTGCCCTAGTATCAGAGGGGCGTCTTGACGACCCAGAGGCCATCACCGTCTGGTGCAATCGTCTTGTAGGCATGGTTGAGTCCGTTGTTGCGCATCATGCGGCAGCAGTTGGCTCTGCAGTTGTTGAAGCAGTTGATACTTCTGACGATCTTGTTGATGTGTCAGAAACAAAAGATTCTGGTGCAGAAGCGCCTGGATTGTTAAACGAAGATTTTGTTGCCCAATTACGCGGCATCATTGAGCGAGACCGCACCCTTCAGGGTCGAGCCTAGTACAGAAAACTAAAGGAGATCAGAAAATGCATGGAGCACTTCTAGACCCTCGTATCTCGGCACCTGATGTTGAGTCTAAATGGGGTCAATTTATCGAGAGCAAGGATCCTGTCAAGCGACGATGGATTGCACACAACATTGAGTCCCAGGCTCGATTCATGGCAGAGAGCGCCAATGGCGGTTCCTTCGGCACTCGCTTTTACAGCAATGACCGAGGCCTTCTTGGTGGTCGCAGCAGCCTTACAGAGAACACCGTTGGCAGCGACATCGCAGCCTTCACTCAGCAGTCCATTGCAATGGTTGTTGACGTGTTTGAGCGATTTAGCATCGACGAGTTGATTAACGTTGTGTCAATGTCTGGGCCTACCGCCTTTGTTCACACCCTAAAGTATGAGTCATCTGACCAGTACAATGGTGTTGCGGCACCCGTTCAGCTTAACAGCGCGTTGGATATTGACTACTCTGACTGCCCGATAGAATGTTCTGGTGACAGCAAGGGGGTTCAGCTTGACCTTTCTTCTCAAGCCATCACGGCTGACTGCAAGCGCCTTCAAGCGCAGTTTAGTGTCATTGCAGAGCAAGACCTTCAGAGTCAGTACGGGATGAGCCTGAGCGAGCGTCTTCGCTCCGTAATGGCTACTCAGATGGCACGAGAGATTCAGGGGGAGATTCTTGCCCTTCTAGTTGCCGGTGCTGGCAACGTGATTAACTGGGCTTCTGCTATCCCTGCTGGTTCAGTCTACTTAAATCTTGATCCCAAGGTTTATCAGGCGACACTTTGGGACAAGATTCAAGACGGCGATACAGCCATCTTCAAGAATGCTCAAGGCTTCCGTGGAGCCAACTGGATTGCTGGCGACCCTGATGCAATGAATTACTTGTTGCAGTTGAACGAATTCAGCATCACTTCTCGTGACAATGTTCCTCGTGGCGAAGCTGGCGAAGGTGACATTGATGAATTCAGCAACTTCTTCGGAACCGCTAACCACAAGTACCGCACATACAAATTCCCATTCATGCAGGCTAACACCTTGCTGATGGGTATCAAGAGCGATGCTCCACAAGAGCAGGGCTTTGTTCACGGTACATACGTTCCATTGACTGACTTGGGTACATTCCGAGATCCAGCCAAGGCCTGTGTAACCGTTGGTGCCACTACTCGCTATGCTAACAAGCTTCTTCGGCCTGGCGCATACGCAAAGATTGCAATTACCTAATTAAAATCTTTTGTTGGCAGCAGAAGTAAGAGGGGGGTGCATAAGCGCTCCCCTTTTTCTTTGGCCTGCGGTACTATAGAGACCGATGCGAAGGATGAAACGTCCAGCATCGGTCTTTTATTTTGGGCGTAAACACCCTTGGAGCCAGCATGTCAGAGACAACCAACAGCCCCATCGTCAAAGGGATAATTAAAAGAGCGGCATCGGCACTCAGCGGGTCTGAGTACGTTGTGAGCGCAGACCTTGGGCTTTCTCAGATTGATTTATCTAAGACGTCTCTAGGCGACGGGTCTGCCAAGCGGTTCCAGAAGGCTAAGTCTAGGTCTTCGATGATAAAGGACGTGAGGGACCAGCGAAGGGACCGCAGGTACCGAGACCTAAGAGAGATGTCTGACGAGGTTCCAGAGCTCTCTACTTCCCTGGATGTTCTCAGCCACTTTGTGTTTTCTGGTGACACAGGTTTTGGCACAGATGGCTCTGACCAGAGTCAGCCTAGACTAGTGTTCTCAGACGGAATGCCTAGCGATCAGGTTGATATACTATCTGCAGCAGCCGACTCCCTGAATTTGAATTCTTTGCTTTATGAGACATTTAGAGAAGGGATGCATCTTGGTGACAGTTTTACTGAATTGGTTTTCACCAAGGACAGGATGGTTGGTCAGCAGTATCTCAAGCCCGACAATACTGATGTTGTATGGGACCAGTACGGAAGGCTGAGAGCGTTCAAAACCAGAACAGATAGTGCTGGCGGGATCAGCATGGGCTCCAGACGGAATTCATCTACAGTGCTTGCCCCATGGCAGGTAATCCACTATTCGCCAGACCGGCCAAGAGGCCACAAGTACGGGCGAAGCAATTGGCACTCTGCTCGTAAGCTGTGGAGGATAAGCCAGTCGACACTTGACGTTACGGCTGTGCTGGCGATTTTAAGGGCATCATCCAGAAAGACTGTCAGCCTTCCAGTGCCAGCAGGCATTAAGGAAGATGAGATACATTCTTGGATAGAGAAGCTTAAGACAAATGCGTGGCGTGATGAATTCTTCGACAAGGATGGGTATCTTCATCACCGCATAGCTTCACTTCTCGAATTGGATGACACAATCTACCCGTACCGAGCAGGAACAGAGAAGCCTAACTTCCACAACGAGCCAAGTGCCGACCTTGACTCACTTGTTAATTTTCAGCAATTCCTCCAAGAGTCATACTTTGTGGCAACCGGTGTGCCTGCAGCCCTTTGTGGACTAGAGCGAAACGTTAATGCCCGTTCTACCCTTGAGCAGCAGGGGCAGCAATTTGTTCACACTGTGACCAAGAGGCAGGCAGAAGTGTCCGCGTTGGCAAAAGACATCCTTGTGAGAGCAGCCCTTGCGGCAGGGTTCCTTCCAGACACAAAGCTTTTTGATTACCGGATGCCCGATGTAAGCGCATTCGACCAAAGAATGAGAGCGGAGGTGTGGAAGATTCGAGCAGAGACTGCATCAATCCTAACCACATCTGTTGATGTAGATCAGTCTTGGATACGTCGAAACATATTGCGAATGACCGACGAGCAGTCTGCACAGGTTTCAGATGATTCGATTAAATCAGAATCGATTAAGCGTCTTGATACGGTTCGCAGTGAGTTGCGGCAGTTGATAGAGGCTGGCCCTGGGGGCGGCTAAGGCATGGGCCTGGAAACATACATCCAGCTAAGGGCGAAGCACGCATCTTCAAGAAGTCAGGTCACAGAGGCAGAGACCCAGAGGTCTAAGGACGCCACAGAGAGCGATAGAGAGTGGCTCCTTGCTGCCCTTCTGGCAATAGCTATACGTGCAGACGACTCCATAGCTTCAGGGGTGTCTACTGAGGCTGCTACGGCAAAGCTTAGGTCGGAGTGGATGTCTGCTCTAAAGAAGGCTGGAACGTCTGCGTTCAACAAGGGTGTAATGGTTCGTTCAAGCGAGACGCCTACACAGCTTGCCAAGATTGCAGATGAGTCAGAGCGACTACGTGAGCAATTTGAAGAGCAGTCCAGGTTTATCTCTAACTTTGCTGACGAATATATTGGGGGTGCGACCTTAGAGCCTAGAAGGATGAGCTTTATTAACCGGGCTAATCTGTATGCGTTGAGCATGGTTGGATATTACAATTTAGGCGCAATCTCAGGGGGCAGCCCTAACGATAAGATATATTGGCGTCTAGGTGCATGTGACCACTGCACAGACTGTCCCGCACTGCATGTATCTGGGCCATATACCCCTCAAACGCTGCCTACTGTGCCAGGGCTTGGCCATACACGTTGTGGTCATTGGTGCTGCTGTCACCTATATATCGTCCCTGACCTACTTGGGCCAGTTTTAGCGCTGTCTCTTGATAGTGAATCTGCGATGTCCAACGTGTCTGACATGGGTCCAGATGTTGAAGACGGCCTTATGGACGCCCGACTTATCGCAGGGTTTGATTCGAGAGAGGCGATTGAGTCAAGCCAAGAGGATCTTGAGGCAAGGGCTGCTGAGTCAGAGGCGGCGTTGGCAGACATGATTTCTGATCTTGGGGTTGATTTTGATGACACATTTCCAATTGGGGGTCCAATTGTTGGGATGAGTCAAAGCGGTATTGTTGTTCCAGACCTAATGTATGACCGAGGGATAGACGCAGACTCTCTTAGGTCTGTATCATCTTCGGACATCGAGACGTTTCTTGAAGAGCAATTCGACAGGGGCGTTGAGTGAAATTCGCACTAAACACATACAGCATTATCGGTAATGGCCTAGAAGAAACCATAAAGCTATACAGGGATACTGTAAGATCAATAAGCAAGACCCCTGATGTGCAGGTGTCAATTTGGCCATTTTATGATGCCACTTGGCGCCAGATTGGGTACACAGGGTTTCTT